TCTTCCGTTCGTTGGTACTACATCACTCACTCCGATCGGGAAACAAGTCAAGTAGATATTCATGACATAGGCATAATTCCGTCATGAGTTTTATTGATTGCCAATTTTTACGCCTTTTGTTCTCTCCAGAACACAAGCGCCTCCGTACTGCTCATCCAGGTGCTTTGATACTGTTTCACGCTTACATGCCGGTACCAGTTTGTCCGTCTGTCCAGATTATGCGCCCTGGCCAGCGCCAGGAGACGCGGATCCTTGCGCAACTGTTTCAACCCATTCCTGCGCGTTCTGTAAGCGGCATCGGCAGATAATCCACACCGGTTCCCGACTGCCGCCAGCTCCTTCCCCTGCAGGTCATGCATCCGAACCAGTGTGCTCTCCGGAGCGGGGAGGCTATCTACAGCATTTCGAACTCCCTTTACCAACTCCGCGTGATCATAATCCCCCTCGATATCCACCGGTGCTTCCAGCATATCCAGCAATGTGGCATCCTCCGTGCCCGGCACCACTTCGTCCAGGGAAACGGCATTGCTATCTGCTCGCTGTATTCTGCGGCAGATGCCCAACACTTTGCGCATTTCCAACCGGATGTAGACTACCGCCCACGACGAGAAGATCCCCTTGCTTTCATCATAGGTCTGTACCGCACGCATCAGCCCGATATACCCGGCCTGTATCAGATCTTCGGTATCGGCAGCCCGGTCATACAGGCAGACCGTCTGATACTGCTTTGCGATATGATAGACCAATCCCCGGTGCTCCGCACAGACTTCCGCCATATTGACCATTGCCGCACCTCCTTCACTCATTGCGCACCATTCCCATGCTGGTCGGGTAAACTTGTTGCCATCAATATTTGGACCTCCTGCAGCGCCTTACAGTGGATCTTGAAAACCTGGGATCCCTCATAACACATGGTTTTCGCAATCGCATCCCACCGCAGGCCTTCGAGGTAACGCAGCGTCAGGATTAATCTCTGTCGGGTATCCTCCAGACAGGAGATCGTCGCTTCCCGGGCCAGCAGGGTTTCATGAATGTGGATAATAATCGTTTCCAGTTTCTGTGCAGACTCCGTTTTTTGGGAAGTCATGTCGTTCAGGTCTTCCAACACCCGCAGTAAGCTCTCCATTCGCACCTTCTCGTCCAGATATCCGCGCAGCCATACCTTGACTGTGTCTACGTTATTCTCAATCATGCTGCTGCTCCTCCATGATGTGATTTATATCCGCATCATCGACACCGACGTCGTCAATGATCGTAACGGGCACCGCGCCCTCCATCCGCATTTCGTGCCGGTCGCGCCATTTGTCCGGCCTGCGGTTCTTCAGCCAGAAGATCATGGCGGTCGTGTCCCCGGAAAGCGCCTTTTTCAGCAGCGCGTTTTCCACGGCGAAGTCCACGACCTCTTTTCCCTTTTTTAGGGTGGTCAGAATAGCCGGATACTTCCCTTTCCAGCTTTTCAGCGTGGACAGGCTGCATCCCATATTGTGAGCAATCTGCTCATTCGTCAGACCGTCTCTGGCCCAGCCCTGAATCATTACCAGCCCATCCGGCTCCAGCCATCTTTTATACTTACCTTTTGACATTTCCATCATCTCCTGTATATAGATTCGCCTTCACGGCATCGATCAGAGCAGCCTGGCTTTGATCCTTGCGCTGCAACGCGTTCATGATCTGCTCGTCTATCGTGCCCTTCGTAACGATATGATGAATCACCACGGTGTTTTGCTGTCCCTGCCGCCAGAGCCGGGCATTGGTTTGCTGGTATAGTTCCAGCGACCACGTCAGCCCGAACCAGACAAGGGTTGAACCGCCCGCCTGCAGGTTCAGCCCGTGCCCGGCCGACGCGGGATGGACAACGGCGACGGAGATTTTTCCGTCATTCCAATCGGCAATATCCCGGCTGGACCGGATCTCCCGAACGGCAAACCGCTTCCGGATCCTCTCCAGCTCATGCCGGAACCAATAGGCGATCAGTACCGGCTGTCCGTTGGCCGCTTCGAGGATATCTTCCAAGGCATCCAGTTTCCGGTTATGAAACGCAATGGTCTGTTTCTCCTCCCCATAGACAGCGCCGCCCGCCAGTTGGCACAACTTCCCGGATAACGCCGCCGCGTTCACCGCGTCGATCTCCGCGCCGGCCAGCGAGAGCACCAGATCCTTTTTCAGGCCGTCATACGCTTTTCGTTCCGCATCCGACAGCGTCACGGCGATCTCGTTCATCACGCACTCCGGTATTGGCAGATAATCCCCGCTCTTCATGGAAATGGTGATATCGGAAATCCTCCGGTAAATCTCGTCTTCCGCTCCGGGCTTGGGCTTGTAGGAGAATACCTGCTGCTGGTTCCGTTTGTCCGGCAGGAAGAACTCGTCCCGGTAGTGGGTAATGAAGCGCCCCAACCGTTTGCCCATATCCAGCAGCCGGAACTCCGCCCAGAGATCCATCAGGCCGTTAGCGGACGGGGTGCCGGTCAATCCCACGATCCGCTTCACCGTTGACCGGACCTTCATCAGGCTGCGGAAGCGTTTTGCCTGGTACGACTTGAAGGACGAAAGTTCGTCGATTACGATCATGTCGTAATCAAACGGCATCACGCTCTGCTCCACCAGCCACTGCACGTTTTCCCGGTTGATGATGTGCAAACTGACCCGCTGTCGCAGCGCAGCCACACGTTCCATCTCAGTTCCAACCGCCACGCTGTACGTAAGCCCCTGTAGGTGATCCCATTTTCGAATCTCCGCCGGCCAGGTATCCCGCGCTACCCGCAGCGGAGCGATGACCAGCACCCTGCCGATCTCGAAACAATCCATACACAGATCAAACAGCGCCGTCAGCGTGATCACGCTCTTGCCCAGGCCCATCTGTAGCAGCACGGCCGAGATCGGGTGCGTCAGAATGAAATCGGTCGCGTAGGTCTGGTATTCATGGGGTCTGTATTGCATCCAGCACACCTCCGATCTCTTCGGGTTGGTCGATCACATAAACACGAAAGCCGAGTTCCTCCAATTGCCGTTTCCGACGCACCTGCAGCGGCCGCAGCTGTTTCCCGGGGGCCTTCAGCTCAGCAAAGGCCATGTGTCCGCCGGGCAGCAGGATCAGGCGGTCCGGCATGCCATCCATGCCGGGGCAGACGAGCTTCAGCGCCATACCGTCCATGCTTTTTACCGTTGTCCTCAATTCCTGCTCAATGGTTTTCTCCCGCATGGTGTCTCCTTGTGACCAAGTGACAAACTATGACAACTTGACAACGAGTTCTATATACGCGCGCTACAGGTACAGGGTGTTCTATATAGCTTTACTAAAGAGCGATAATATATAGGTATCCTTGTCATAGTTGTCATTCGTCACTCCGTAATCGTTGTGTTTTGCTCATACCTTCATTTCGGGTTCCCACAGTCGCTGTTGCCCGTATATGAGAATGCGCCTTCGCAGGTCGTTGGAAGTCCAGCCCAGCTTGCGAAGCATCACGCCGATTTCATGGCTGTCGGCCTTGCGGATGGCGGACGGCTCGCGCCCGAAGCATTCCGCCCAGATTTCAATGGGGCTGACGATGACGCGCCTGACGGTGCTGGCCTGCAGACTGCCAAAGTCGCTGCCGTCCAAAAAGCTCCGGCGTTCGAATAGATCCATATCGTTCCAGTTCTCCGGCAGCAGGCGTTCAAGGTAATCCCGCACCATGCCTTCGCGCTCGTCCGTTTCCAGCGCGGCATTTTGCACGGTGGACGCGGTTTCCTTGATCTCGCCTTCCAGAAACAGCTTTTCACCGTTTTTCCAAAGCACCAGCGCCTCGGCCCAGATCTGCCGCACATCCTCCGGCGTCAAATCCCAGGAATGGTTACCCGTACTGCCCGGCGTCTTCACCGGCCAGAAGCGGCGATTGCCGGTCGGGTCGCGTAGAAATCCGCCCGTCGCATTGACGGTCGCTACGATGATCGCCTGCCGGGGATGGCTTTCTACCACGCGGCCGTAGCTGGCACGGTACTTGTCGTCCCGGCGGCTAATGAAGGATTTGACACTGTCGATATCCGATTTTCGCATGCCAGTCAGCTCGCCAATTTCCATGATCCAGTAGCCCTGCAGCTTTTCCGCGCCGGATTTGTCCTGCATATCGGTCAGCGTCAAGCCGTCGTTGAACCACTCATCGCCGGCAAGGCGGTTGAAGAGCGTGCTCTTTCCCTTATCCTGTGGACCGTCCATTACCAGCACACTGTCGAATTTGATACCCGGAATAAAAACACGGGCTACTGCCGCAACCATCGTCTTGCGGGTGATCGCCCGCGTATAGGGCGTATCTTCCGCACCCAGGTACTCAATAAGCAACCGCTCCACCCTAACCTCACCATCCCAGTCGGGAAGACCGTTCAGGTAATCCCGGATGGGATGGTGCCTGCGCTTTGCCGCCACACGCCCCAGCGCGTCCTGCGTTTTTGTCGGAGAATAAATGCCGTAGACATTGCTGAGGTATACGCGCAGTTGAGAAATATCATTGTCCGTCCACGACGGATATTTAATCGGGTCCCAGCCCGGCTTCCCAATGAAGTCGATGCAGCTTTTCAGTTCGTTGTAACCGATCACCGCCAGCCGCGGATCATGGTCCAGAATCAGCACGAGGTTATCCAGCGTGTCTTTGATCCTGCCGTTTTTCTCTAGCTCAAGCAACTTCTGCCAGTCCGCGTCCGGTGCGGATCTATCCTCAGAAAATTCAGTCCGCGCCTTTTCCTGCCGCTTCTGCGCCAGCCATGCCTTTACATCTACATCCTGTCGCGCATACTCCAGCGCGGCTTTGAGCGAAGCCTTATCGTCAAGATCGCCAAACCGGTGAACACGCATGAGATCAAAGGCGCTGAGCAGTTGCCCATAGCCTGGATCGCTGGCATGGTTGGAGTATAGGAAACGATCGTCATACACCAGCGCCCCCGCCATACTGTCCGCCGGTCGATACCGATAGCGGTTCTCCAGCGTGGAAGATTCATAGATATCAGTGAGTTCGGTTTCTATATAGCTTTGCAGCGGATATTTGGCATTGTTGAACGCACCAATGATGCCGCTCTTCCCCAGCGGGTTTTGGTGTTTTTTCCGTTCCCGGCTGATCAACGTGCTTTCGCGGGAGGATGTCGGCAGTTGCGCAATATCTCGCCATGTGGGATGGTTTGTCAGGAACACGTCCGGGTCGAGCCACTTGCCGTCGAAACGCTCACAGAGGTACACGCCGTTTGTAGGTGTAGTAGGCCAATACATCAGCTGGTGGACGCGGTAGGAACACTCGTCGACGCAGTCGATACCCCATTCGGCGGCAAGGTAGCGTGCGATGGCTACGTACTCCTCCGGTGTCACATCACGGATAAGCGGCGTGATAATCCGGTACCGCGGAGCTTCCGGTGTATGGCTGTGCGTGGAATATAGAACGGACGTATAAAGATTTTGCCTTTTGTATCTTTCCAGAAACTCCATGTCGGCCGCGTCTACATCGTGCGTCAGCATGGAGCGGCATTCAACCATGGCAACTTTCCGGCGTCCGTGTTTAAGCCAGCCGCCGACCATGCCGCCCTTGTCTTTAATATTGTCGCGCTCCTCCTTGTGCAGACGCGGGTACTCTTCGGCTGTTTCCGGAGTACGGACGGTATTTCGCAACCGGTCACACAGGTCGTCAAACGTGATCGTCTTGTTCGACCACACCTTTGCCATCCGGCTGCCGCCATAGGCAATCTTCAGGTCACGCAAACTATCACCTCACAAAATATTCACAGGGGTTCCAATATTCACAGGACAGATACGACCGGTTTGAACGAAAATTTATAACATTCGATGAATTTTTCAATCTTTCCGATAGAAATCGCAGATATAGCCATCTGCCCGAAGCTCCAGTCCCGGTGCCCAGGACGGCGTTCTGCCCATCTGTTCACAGATTGCATCCAACGACACCCGGGGATCGGCTTCAAGGATGATCTCGTCGTGCACATGCGCGACAATGAAGCAGTAACGCAGCGTTTTCATAGCATGGCAGAGAATGTCACAGGCAATCGCCTGCACGATGTTCTCCACGAACTTCGGTCCGTAACTCTCAAGCCGTTCCCATTTCTTTGTGACGCCGATCCCCATATAGGTAACCGACTCCCCACCGAACCGGTTCTCCCCGATCCGCGGTTTCACATATGCCAGCCGTCTGCCGGACGGGAGAACGATGAACAGGAATCCGCTTTCATAGACGAACCGAATGCCGTGCGTCTGTGTGGGGGTGCGTTGTGTCACACATGCTTTAACCGCCCCGTCCACGTCCCACCACAGCCTGACGATCTTGGGATTGGATACGCGCCACGCATCCACCAACGGTTTGAGTTCTTCTTCCTGCAGCCCCATGTCCAGTGCACCCATGGCTTTCAACGCGCCAACCGAGCCGCCGTAGCCGAGGGCCAGCTCTGCGATCTTCCCTTTTTGCCGGAGATGTCCATTAATACCGTTCTTCTCAACCGGTATTCCGAACATCTGGGAAGCTGATGCGCAGTAGATATCCCCGCCACTCTTGAATACTTCGGTTCGCCAGTCCTCTCCGGCTAGCCAGGCGATAACTCGCGCCTCAATGGCAGAAAAGTCGGCCACGATGAATTTCGTACCATCACGAGGAACAAACGCCGTGCGGATCAGCTCCGACAGCACATCCGGTATGGCGTTATACAGCAGCTGCAGCGCGGCATAATCCCCATTGCGTACAAGCGCTCTGGCCTGCGCCAGATCTGGCATATGATTCTGCGGCAGGTTCTGCACCTGGATCAGCCGGCCGGCCCACCGGCCCGTTCGATTCGCGCCGTAAAACTGGAACAGCCCGCGGGCACGCCCGTCCGCGCAGACACAGTTCTCCATCGCCCGGTATTTCTTCACGGAGGATTTTGCCAGCTGCTGCCGAAGGCTCAGTACGGTACGTAACGGTTCCGGAGCGTCCTTAAGCAGTTCCGCCACCTGTTTCTTTCCGAGAGAATCGGTTTCCAGCCCGTTTTCTGCAAGCCAGGCTTTCATCTGCATAACGGAATTAGGATTGTCCAGTGCTGTTAGTTTCTGCATCGCATGTGTAAGCTCATCACGGGAATGAGCGTCCATGGCGATCGCGTTTTTCACCAGCGTCATGTCCAGCCGGATTCCCCGGTCATTGATCTCCTGGTCCAGACAGTATTCATCCCATACGAAATCCGGCACCAGGAAACGGGACAGTTTCCCCTGTATTGCCATTTCGGTTTCAACATCACGCTGGTTATACGCTTTGAACAGCGACCATTTATCCGGAGCGTTCATTGGAAGATTGCGCGTTCTGCCACCATTGGCTTTGCCGGGCTTGCATGGTCGACAGAAATACCAGATAAGTTCTTTCCCCTCGGTCAGCTTCTGTTTTTCCAGTCCCAACACGCTTCCCACACCCTGTAGCGACAATGGCAGCCCCAGGTATGCCGACCAGATCATAGAGCACCGCCACTGTGCCGGATCGAGGTATGCACCGGTTGGCATTCCCAAGTATCGGGACAGGCATATACGCTCAAAACTCGCATTGAACGCCCACTTGATTACGGTTTCATCCGTCAGCGCGGAGAGAATATGCGTGGGGATTGCTTCGCCCTGCGCCAGATCGATCACGCGAACCTCGCCGTCGCCTATGCTGTAGCCAAATAGCAGAACCTCGAAATCGGGAGCTTCGACGTAGCGATATACGCCGGTCCTGTTCAGGTCGGCGGAAGAAAATGTTTCAATATCAATAGACAGGCGTTTCATATAGCCTCCTGCGAAATACAGAGGGCGGCAGACTGCTCCGCCGCCCTCTCCGGGTTCGTGGTCAGGACAGGAAATCGTCTTCCTCGGCGAAATCCGATTCCGCGCTGGCGTGGCCGCCCAGCGGTTCGCCGTCGCGGATTTTCTGCAGGTTGTTCAGCCCGCAGGCGATACCCCGGTTGCCATTAGAATTGAACGCATAAAACGTAATGCTGGCGCGGCCGTACACGCCGCTGTACACTTCCGAGCGCGTCAGGATCGGCTGGCAATCCGCGTCCACAATCCCCGGCGCGGTGGCCGCGTTCGCGTTGATGAAATAGGCGTTTTCGTAGGCCGGATCGTCCGGTCGTTCCGTATCGCCATCACGCAGCGGGGTTTTCAGCGTGGACAGCGCAGACACCGTTTTCCCATTGCCCTTCAGTTTGCTTTCGCCCTCATGGTAGGCGGCCTCGATGGCAGCCTTGATTTTCTTCAAGGTAACGACATCGCTTTTCGGAATGATCAGGGAAACGGAGAACTTTGGAGTGCCGCCGTTGATGGACTTGGCGTCC